CCATCTCAGTTCCCTTTCTTTATCAAGCGTAAACAGCGTCAAACACTGCAACGCAAGCATCTTGGTATCGCTTCCATGCAGCTTCCGCTGCCTTCCGCTTTTTGGCATCCTCGAACTTGGCTCTCCAAGCTTCCTCTCGAACATCCCACGCAACGAACGCTTTGGCTCGCTTCTCAAACGCACTTTGAACCTCGAAGGCTTTCTTCTCGCCCATCTCAGCTCCTTCCTACATTCTTAGTATGGCAGAAAGTGTTACTAAGTGCAAGTTCATTTACGAGAAAGTTTTAGTCAAGTCAAAAAACCCGATTTGCATTATGTCTAAGAGTGTGGTATACTTCTCTTGTCGGGAGATTTATCCAGACACCCAAAGGTTTGAGTAGAACTTGAAGGTTTGAAAAGAAGGGAGATAACATGGCGACAAAAGCTCAAGTAATCAAACTGCTAAAAACGCAAAAAGCTGAATGGGAAGTTGAACAGCGAAACCCATTTACTTTTAGTGCTTGGCTACCAGACGGATTCATCTGGGACAGTGGCTATGGCATGGGACTCGTCACTCAGGAACTCTGTGACGATGAAACAATGAGCAAGTTCTGGGATGACATCATGGCAGTAATCGATGCCGATGTTGTTCCAGTCAAAGGAAAGGAAAACTAATGGCTTCAATGAAAAAACAAGTTGAAGAAGCTATCGAACAGTATGGCTTCAGCTTCGATGCCTACCTCACCAATCGTGATGGTCAAACTTGGGGCGACTACTCAATCGGATTGCCGAAAGAGTATGTCCACCTTGACCAACACGAAGGTCTGACTGGACTAAGCGGCATGGTCGATGCCTCAACTCACATGGCTTGGAAATACATCATGGAAGATGTCACCCAGATGATTGCAAGCAAGCCCGACTGGGTTCGAGTCGGTGACTGCCCGAAAGAATGCTGCTTCCAGTAGCACCCAACATCGAGAACCCTCAGCTCAATCAGCTGGGGGTTTTCTTTTACCCAACGAGCCGATAAGATTTAGACATGGGATTAGAGAACTTCATGGTCAGACCAATATCTGGGAGAGAAGCAAACTCCCTGCAAGTCAGCAACCACTACCTGAAGCGGAAAGCTCAAGCCATGTATGCGTTTGGCTTATACGAATCAGACAGCATAATCGCCCCCATGATTGGCTGTGTCATTTTTGGGAAACCAGCCAGCCCTTCTCTTTGTGTTGGAATCTGTGGTCAAGAAGAATCCAGCCGAGTCATCGAACTGACACGATTATGGATTGATGACAGCTCGCCACGCAATGCGGAATCTTTTCTTATCGGCGCAGCTTTGCGATTGCTACCTTCGGAGTATGACATCATTGTGAGCTACGCCGAAATCGGAGCAGGTCATCGAGGTATCGTTTATCAGGCAACCAACTTTCTTTACACTGGCTTATCGGATGCTCATGTCGAGTGGCGATTAGATGGAGTATCTGGGCAACACTCTAGACACTTGTTTGATGAACATGGTGGAATCGAAGGTGCAAAAAAGTTTTATGGTGACAGGTTGCAACGAACTGAGCGTGGTCGCAAACATCGCTACATCATGTTTCGTGGGTCAAAGAAGCGTAGGCGTGAGCTGGTTCAAAAGTTGCGGTATAAACTTGAGCCATACCCAAAAGAATAAATAGTGACACAAACCGCAAGGCTGAAGCTAGGGGTTTTGTGTTACCTGCGTGTCTGCGTGTCTATAAGAACCGCCTAATCCCCTGTGGCAAGATAGACTTATGGCAGAATCGCCCCAAGAGGATTTCGATTTCCCTGAGCAGGTAAGTCCACTCTTGGAAATGGCTATCGTGATGCACGAAACCTATACAGCGTTTATGACTGCAGGATTTAGCGAAGAACAGTCCATACACCTCATTTCGGGAATGGCTCAAGTTGGCACTTACGAGGAAAGCGAAGAAGATGACTGACACTAACGACTTTAGAGAACTAGGTGCAACAGGACTTAGACGCTCAGGTGGTTTTGTCCTAGAGGAATTCCTTCCTCAACTTCAAGGGCTAAAAGCTCGCATGGTCTACCGAGAGATGGCAGACAACGACCCAGTAATCGGCGGTATCCTTCTTGCCTTCAACGAAGTTATGGGTCGCCTAGACTGGCACATCGAAAAACCTGAAGAAGCTTCAGCTCAAGACCTACTCGCTTACGACTTTATCAAGTCAGCTTTCGAGGACACCGAGGATGCGTGGGATTCAACTCTCGCCAACATCCTATCCATGCTCATTTATGGTTACAGTGTTGTAGAAGTTGTTTACAAGATTCGTGGCGGAAAATCTTCCTCACCTCTCTACCGCTCAAAGTTTGCCGATGGTCGAATCGGCTGGCGTAAGTTTGCTATCCGCTCTCAAGACTCATGGCTTCGCTGGGAGTTTGGCGAACATGGCGAGATTGAAGCATTCATTCAACAAGACATCACCACTGGCATGCACTACATTCCAATGCGTAAAGCCATGCTTTTCCGCACCAACGAATTCAAAGGCAACCCTGAAGGCATCTCGATGCTTCGCAAAGCCTACAGCTCATGGTTTTACAAGAAGCGTATCCAAGAAATTGAAGCTATCGGCATCGAGCGTGACCTTGCAGGTTTACCAGTAGTTTACGCTCCTCAAGAATGGTTCAGCTCAGGAGCAGACGCTGGAATCAAAGCATCGCTAACAGCTGTTCAAAGCATGGTCACGCAAATCAAGCGTAACGAAACTGAAGGTGTAGTTCTACCTTTCATCACTGACGACTCAAATCAGAAAATGCTAACTCTCGAACTACTCAGCTCTGGCGGTTCACGCAGCTTCGACACTGGAGCAGTCATTGACCGCTACAACAAAATGATTGCAACCTCAATGCTTGCCGACTTCGTGCTACTCGGTCAAGGCAATGTAGGCTCGTTTGCTCTCGGCAGCCAGAAGCTTGAATCATGGCAGATGATTATCGAGTCAATCGCTAAATCAATCTGTTCAGTGTTCAACAAGCAAGGCATCGAAAAGCTTCTAACCCTAAATGGTATTGAATGCGACAATCCCCCTAAGCTTGCTTTCGGTTCAGTAGCTCGCTCCGACCTTGCAGCTCTCGGCACATACCTTGACGCTCTCTCAACCGCTGGAATCCTGTCACCTGCTGACCCTGACCTTGAAGCTTGGGCTAGACTACAAGCAGACATGCCACCAGTATCGGAGTAGCAAATGGCAAAGAACCCTTGGGCGTTGCCAGACGGATTCGATGATACAGTCAAGAAAGCTCTCAAGAATCTTTTCGCTTCTCTAAAGAACGCTAAAAAAGCTATTCCACCTGCAGCTCTCGATGCTGTTCGCATGGGCGACTGGGAAGCTTTCCAACGCATGATGGACTGGCATGGTGTTGAAGGTTCGTTCGAGATTTTCAAAGACATCCTTGCCGATGAAGCTAAAGCTTCAGCTGTAAGTTTCTACCGCAATGGTGGTGTTGGAGCTAAACTCACTTTCGATATTATTGATGAACGAGCAGTGTTTTATGCACAGACCAGAGCAGCTCAACTTGTTACCGAAATTACGAATGACATGCGAGCTAACATTCGCAACACAATCACTTCAGCAACTTTGGGTGAAAAAACTTGGCAACAAGCCGCCGAAGAAATCAATGCTGTTCTTCCACTCACCACTAAGAACGCTGAAGCTGTAGCTAAGTATCACACTCGGCAGTTTGAACGCTTTATGAAAAAAGGTGCAACTGAGGCTGTAGCTAGAGCTAAAGCTAATAAGTTGCGTGACGCATACGCAGAGAAACTAACTCAAAGCCGAGCTTCTACCATTGCTCGCACAGAAATCGCTTCAGCAGCCTCTGAAGGGCGTTATCTTGGATGGGAAGCTGGTGTCGAGTCTGGTCTGGTAGATACTGCTTCGGTCAAAGAGTGGATTGCTGAACCTTCGGCTTGTGAAATCTGTGCTGACATGGATGGTAAAACTATTCCTTGGGATGATGAGTTCCCTGCTGGCGTGATGATGCCACCTGCTCACCCGAACTGTCGCTGCTCAGCTGCTATCCTGCCACCAGACTATGCTGACTCAGTTTTCACGAATCAAGCAATGGCAAAAAGCAGCAGCAACCAGTTTGAGATTCAGTTTGCTAAACATCTGCTC